GTTATAGGTTCTTGGAGTCTTTGGCTGCTAAGTATAATCCTACGAATGTTATTCATATCGGAGACGAAATGGATTGGCACTCAATTAATGTTTCTCACATAATTAATCCAGACTTACCTAGTCCTGCTGATGAATTAGAAATCGGTAGATATCACATGAAGAAACTAGAGTCTATGTTTCCTGTAATGACTATACTAGAATCTAATCATGGATCTATGGTACTCAGACGTGCTATGGCAAAGGGTATGTCTAAGTTCTTTCTCAAAGATTACAATGAAATACTAGATGTAGGTCATGGTTGGGTATGGAAAGAATCTCATTGGGAAGATACTGCTATGGGTAGAGTTTACTTTGCACATCAAGTATCTAAGAATATTGTAAAGGCAGTACAGATGATGTCTGCTTCAGTTGTCCAGGGGCATTATCATACCCAGTCAAATATAGAGTATGTAGGTAATGACTTCCATCTTAACTGGGGTATGTCTGTTGGTTGTCTTGTAGATAAGAAGTCTATGGCTATGGCATACATGAAAGTTAATATGGCTAAACCAATCTTATCTTGTGGTGTTATAACTAATGGTGTACCATCTATTGTTCCAATGTTATTGAGGAAGGATGGTTCATGGGATGGCAAAGTATACGTCTAAAGATAAAAAATATTTTCTAAAGATTATAGAGTACGGATGTTGCGTACCAGGTTGTATGTCAAATACTCCAATGAACGTTCATCATCTACGTGGTAGCCAGGTTCAACATAATAGATCTAATCAGCTTGTAGTACCATTGTGTTTTGAACACCATTCAGATCTGACATGGGGTAAGTATAAACCAGAACATAGGTTTTGGGAACATCATAATTTTGATGCAGTGGAATATGCTAATGAACTGTACCAGAAGCACGAACCTGAACAACATTAAGTTCAGTCATACGTTCTTTGATAGCATCTGTAGTGTGATTCTTTTTTATTTTTTTGCCTGATAGCGAAGCTGCCATGATGGCATATGCTGCAAAAATAGTATCGGTATCATAACCGAATTGTTTTAAGTAAGTACTGTAATCAGTAAGAGTATCTACTAACTCGTCAAGTTCTCCTTTAATAATCATTTTCATAAAGTCTTTCTATCATTTGTAAGGTGCTAATACTAGGGGTATATACATGAATCCTTGGATTTCCTTTCATACTATAGTTAATAAAAAAGTATCAGCACCTTAGTCTTTCGCCTACAGCGAAACTTTAAAAGGGTATTTCAGTAGGGATGTCATCATTTGGTAGATCATCATTGATGTCTTTAGCAGGTTTCTGCTTAGCATCACCCTTGCCACCTAGCATTTTCATAACACCAGTGACTCTTGGTATAATGATAGAAGTATTATACTTTTTATTACCATTAGAATCAGTATATTCTGATACATCTATCTCACCCTCCAGGTACAACATAGTACCTTTAGTTACATATTGTTTGATAGTGTTAGTAAGATTAGGATCAAAGGTTGTAATCTTGTGCCAAGTAGTTTTTTCTTGCCACGTACCATCCTTAGTCTTTATCTTCTTTGATGTTGCTAAACTAAAATTAGCATACTCATCACCTTTACTGGTAGCTTTGATCTCTGGATCTACACCTAGTCTACCTACTAGTATTACTTTATTTATCATTTTTAATTACTCCTTTATGTAATAGTTCTTGTTTGTAAAGTTGTTTTATTTCTCTTAAAGAGTATTTGATTGATGATAATTCTTGCCAAATACTATTTAATTCATAATCAAGTGTTTCATTTATTTTATCTGCATCACTTTTCATGTAACCTCCTTTACTTTTGATTTATCTACGTTTGATTTAATGTCTGCTTTGACTTTCTCAACATACTTACTGTTGTCATGCATCCCTAAGAATACATCTGCACTTACACCAACATGTGATAATGCTTTAGTTAATGCATCAGTCATAGCTTTCTTAGTACATTCATCATCTAACTTACCATTAGTTTTATGTAATGATTGTACTGAAGATACTGGTCCGTAAATTTGTATTGGTGTTTCTAACCATACACTTACCTCTGCAAATACATTTGAATCAGTATATGTATAGTTACAGGTCCAACCCCATCCAATACCACATGGACCAAATACTTCTGTCATCTTTCCAATCTGCCACATTGGATCAATTGTTGTTAGTTCACCAAAACCTTTGTTAATCTTTTTGGTAAATCTAGGATCAGTAGTTTTTAGTTGATCCCAATATTTTTTGTTTGGTTCGTTTAGTATCTTATCAGTCATTAGTTCCTCCTATCGAACTGAACTCTACATAGTCAGCAGGTTCTTCATCATTAATGATATGTTGCCAAAACATTTCCTCTGCCTGTATTAGTTTCTTATGAAACTTTTTATCTGCTTGGACATGAAATGACTTCCATTTGTTATTACCAAATAGAATAGATAGCCAGGCTTGAGGTAGATTACTCACAATCATATAGTGTTGTATCTGTGCGTAATACTTTTCAAGTATAGTATCATCCTTAGTAAATGCATGGACATGCTTAGCTTCAAACACACCCAATGGTTTAAGGTTTTCATTAAGTACAAAGCCATCTAAGTTAGCTAACATAAAGTCATGCTTCTTATGTTTCAGTGTACTGTCTACCTCTTGAACTGGTAGATCTGTATGAGCTGTAAACCAATCTCTATTAAAGTCCTCGGTATATATTCCCATTTGTACAGGTAATACAAACGAGAGATCTTCATCATCTATCAAACCTTTCTTGAGCTGATAAAGTTTTTTCCATTCACCAGCTACAATCTTGGTAGCATCACTGCCTCCGATTCCTGATCTTCTGTCTAATACGTTCTTTTGTTTGTGTATATTCATCTACTCTCCTCTTTGTTAATTCTTCTAAACCTTTTCTTTCATTCCATAAATCTTTAGCAAGTCCTCTTGCAGATGCATGAACATAAGGTTTATTAAGTTCTATACGTAATGCCTGGGCAGTTTGCTTATCATGTTTGAGATAGCAAAAGTAACAAACCTTATCAATCCACCACAACTTACGTTGCATAGGATCGGACATGTTATAATTCTTTGTAGATTTATTGCGTAACTTTCTATCACTAGCAAACTTTCTAATTAGAATCTTTGGATCTATCATATCCATCTATTGCTTTTTGTAGATACCATTGAGCTTTCTCAAGATCTACAATACCTCCTTTATATTTATGTCGTACAATATATTTTATTACATTACCAAGAGCATAAGATAAGTTCTTAGCTACAATGAAATCATATGTTTCAATGTTTCCCTTCTTGTAATGATCTGGATTTATCTGATCTGTCATCTGGCTTCCACCTCACATCTATAAGTCTATAAGACTTTTTATTATACATTGATTTTTGTGGTGTGCCTACAGTTAAATCAATATCTTTTAATCTACTTGGTGTCAGCATCATCACTTGACTTTTATGTATTGCTTCTATGGTATAGTTCTTATCAATGGCTTGTTGTATTTCATAATCTCTTAGTGAAATATACATACCCTTCCATAGTTTACTAACGATCCTTTTTTTTGTTTTCATATCCTCTCCTATTAAAACATTTAATACAAAACTTAGCTTGTTGAAAATCTATAAGCATAGCTCTAGTATATTTTCTAGTGCATGATGTACATTTATCTATCATTAAGCTCTCCTTTGTTAGTTTAGTTACATGATTCATTGATTGAAGGATGGGAGTACGAGGAGGAATAAGATGAAGATTGTACTCCCATCTAATTTCTACGCTGCTTGGCTAAACCAAGACATGTTAGACACTTTCCTCTCTCTATCATAGCGAGTATTTACAGAATCGCTAGGATAATGTGTACTCCAGTGTGTGATTGCTTGATATGCACTGAATTTATTAGGTCCAAATTGCTGTGCATAATTGCCATCATACTGGTCAATGATATAGTTCTTGTGGTTCTGATTGACATGACTCTTGTCAGTACGTGTTGGTTGAAAGCATAGTCTATCTACCTCAGCATGTAACTGGTTGTCATCTACTGGTATCTCTAACCAGTTAGTCATGTAGTTATGTACAGTATGTAGTCCATCCATAGCTGAATACAAACCAGGTAATTTAAGTTTGATCTCATTACTACCTTTGTGTGCAGTATTCAAACTGATATCCCATACTGAACTCTTAAGTCCATTAAGACATAGCCATAGATAGAAACCTAGATCAAATCGGAATGAACGCATACCATTGTAGCTGTTCCATATCACAGCTTCTAAACCAATGGATGTATCTTTGAATGGTATCTGATACTCAGGTAGAGTAAATCTGGTAGCCATAACAGCACCATGATTAGACCACTTGTGTTTCTCAGTCATACCATTGGTATCAAAGTGTTCATTAAGAAAGTCAGTAGATTTATCATACGCTGTGTCATGTGATATAACTCGGTATGTATTCTTGTGAACTGCAATCAGTTCGTTGTTCTCATCTTTAACCAACTGCTTGTAGCCATCTAGCCTTGAGCCATGCTGGTTGTATACAGGTTCTTCACGTACCTGAAACGTTAGTTCTTGTGGTAACATATTTCCTCCTTTGTTACTTCCACTAAAGGCGTGGGATTATTTTATCACCCACAAGCTTTCGACTACAGATAGAATGTTGCTCTATGTCTACTTACCACCACCCTTGAGTACCTCAGACATTTGTCCATACTTCATCTTAGGTGTACCTTACGCCTCTGTTGAAACGTTATTCAGTCAGCCTGAAAGGGAGAGCTACTCCCTAACGTGAAACTTGTTGGTAGTTTTAGGATAAACAGATTACACTCATGTTTATATATCCCTCGGCACTACCAAAGCCTAGAGGATTACCAACAGGCAATCCTAAACTTATAACTCTGCTTTAAATGCACAGAACTTATCTGATTTGATACGATCTAGTATCTTCTTACCAAGTTCATATCGTGCATACCATTCTAAATAATAATTATATTTACTTTTCTTATGTGCTTCTATTGATATACCTGGTTTAGGTACAGGTACATTCAATAACTTACATATTTCTTCTCTATTATAGCCATTATTTTTCTTGAAGAAATTATCTAGTAAACCTTTTCTCCAATCTAAACGCTGACAACATTCATCTAAACCTTCTTGTATCTTTTCTTCATGTGATTCATCAAAGTAATATTCAAGATAATCTGGTTGATATCCTATTGATCCAAAGAAATCTGCATCATCACTGGATTGTATACCAAACCAGAACTTACCTTCTATATCACCTTCATAATATCTACCCATACTATTGCTCCTTCATTCTATTAGTTATGTTAGTTATGTATTGTAATGTTTGTAATGATTGTATTTGTCCTGCTTCTATTTCATCTACAACATCACAAATTTGTTTAATCATTTCATTATGTACTAGTATTAATTCATCTAGCTTATGCTTAGCATTGAT